GGCCAAAGCGTTTTGCGATGCTTGAAAGAGCATCGGATGAGAGGGACGGCAAAGGTGGTTTCCAGACGGTCGTTTGCCGTAGGTATCGAGCAACGGGAACTTGCTAATGTCGATTGATCCGACTCGGATCATTGGAGAAGTTTTGGGCGAGCCAGCCGCTCAGATGCGCAATCAGTACGACGTCCTGGCCAGATGGTTCTACCAGAAGGAGAAGCCATGACCTACAAGTTCGCCAGTCCCTTCAAGCTCTGCGGCCTGACCGCCCGGCAGATCCCCAAGCGCAGACACGGCGTCGGAAAGAAGCACCCGAAGGGATGCAAGTGCCGTTGCCATCAGAACAAAGGGCGGCCCAGAGATAATGCTTGACTTGATGGCCGCCTTTTTGCAGAATGGGATCCGATGATCTGCCCGCGAAACGACAGATGCTTTTTTGAGGGAGCGCCCATGTTGTGCCCCCGGCCCCACCTTCGCGGGCGGATCAGCCGGGGGTTTTTAATTTATGGCAAAGCGATTCACTGATACGACGTTGTGGAATGAAGATTGGTTTATCGCCATGCCGAAGGATTATCACCTCTTCTGGTGTTATATTAAAGATTCCTGCGATCACGCCGGCATCTGGCGCCCAAATGTGGCGATGTTTAACAAATTATTCGATTGCCAGGTATCCTTGAAAAAGGCCCTAGAGAATCTCAATGCCGAGAAAAAGCGTATTGAAGTTTTGAAGAATGGGCGGTGGTTTTTGGTTGCATTTATACCTTTCCAATATGGAGCGCGATTGAACCCCGAAAGCCGGATGCACCGATCGATAATTGCCCTTCTAAAAGACAATGAGGTTGACTTGAGGGTAATTAGACCTCAAATTGAGGTCAAGGATAGGGTTAAGGACAAGGACAAGGATAAGGATAAGGACATCTGTACAACAACAACTAACGGAACAACGGAACGGAGCCGGGAGCCCGAGCCTCCAAAACTGGACAAACCCTACGAACTCAAAACCCCCGGCCAATTCGTAATAGGCGCGTTCAAAGAATTAAACGGAATCCCTTTCGCTGACCGCAAATGGGATAAGGCCAACTGGCGCATACACGCAAGGGCTGCCCAGAAGTTACTCGATGCCTTTGGAGGCGATCACGAGCTCGCCGTGCCGTGGCTCGAGAGATATGCAAAGACCAGAAACGGCAAGGGCTGGAAACTAGCCTTCGCCGCAACCGACGCATGGGACGACCAGGAGGTCGCAGATGAACGCAACATCGGAAGCCAAACACACGAGCCCAACGACGTTTCACACGAACAGGTGGATGCAGGTTAAACGCTTCACGGAAGATCAACTCCAACGCCTGCAGGACGCGGAGAACGCAGCCGACAAAGCCTGGCGCGCCGCTTACGAGAAGCATCACACAGAACTCCCCCACTGGACCGCGGCCGGCGTGGCGCTCATGGCCGACTTCAATCTGACCCTGCCCAAGTTCTGGCCCAAGAACTTCGACAACTCAGACAAGATACGTGAAAAAGCCATATTTCTAAAGCATATCTTTCCACTCTGGCGACCCATTTGGGATCGCCTAGATGCCGCCCATAACTGCAACCGTAGCGACAAAGACTACGTCTCCGAGCTCGACACCGTCCACTTAATCGACTGGAAAGTCCTCCGAGACGCCTTCGAGTTTCCACCCAAGCAGAGCTCGGCAGGACTCCTGGGACGCCTGGGCAAGAACGCCGCCATTAAGCCCAAGCCGGAGACAACGCCATACTCAGACGACTGATGAGAAGATTCCTGGCCGTAGTCGCTATTGCCTTCGCCATCCGTGGCGCACTTGTCTGGATCATGAGCAACAACGTCATGCGCGCCTATCAGCCCGACTCGATCGGTTATGAAAACCTCGCCCTGCATATGTCCATGCGTCAGGAGTTCAGCAATTATGACGGCCCAGAGATAACGCGCACGCCTGGCTATCCGCTATTTCTCGCCATGGCGGGACGCACAAATTATGCGCTTTGGATACAAGCCCTGCTCGGCGCCCTGACCTGCGGCTTCGTCTATCTGATCGCCGTGGCCCTATGGGACAACCGCAAGGCAGCGCAGGCCGCCGGACTGTGGCTGGCCATCGACGCCGTATCAATCCTACACGGGGGCGTCATCTTATCCGAGACGCTTTATACGTTTTTATTCATTTGGGCATTTGGGCTTCTGGTCATTGCGATCAAGAAGCAATCGAATAAATATGCCATACCATCTGGCATCTGTTTTGGCCTCGCCGCCCTCGTCCGGCCGATCGGCCTCATGTACGCCCCCTTTGCCGCGGTAGTGTTGGCGACCCTTCCCGGGGCCAGACACCGCGGCATCAGATATCTCGCTCCATTCGTCATCGCATCCATGCTGGCGCCGGCCGCATGGACAGCGCGCAATTACGTCGTCTCCGGATATTGGGCATTCTCCAAGCAGGCCAAGCTCGAGACATGGGCCGCAACTGCGGAACGCAATAGACCCACGCTATCAAAAGCCGACAACGCCGTCCGCATGTTCGCCGGCCACGGCGCAGACATGGCCGCCTGGTTAGTCCTCGAGGATCCGCGATACGACCCACTCGTACCGCCAGAGCAATATATCGGCCAGGCCCGGGGAACGGTAGCGCTCGGGCGCCGGCATCCGGGCCTGGCCGCAACCTTCGCCGTCTACATGCTTTTCCTGCTCTGGATTTACTGGCGCGCTTTAACCGTCACATCGTGGACCGCCATCTATTTCGCCACAGGCAACAAGGCCACGGGAATCGGCAATCCATTCTACGGCTGCGTGCTGGCCGCCACGCCCATCATATACCACGCCGTACTCAACATCGCACTCGCCCACTGCTACTACCGACAGCGCGTGCCCATTATGCCGTTTATCTTCCTGCTTGCAAGTCGAGGGCTATTCCATGATCGAAAAACAAACAGACGGAGTATTTGACATAGTCGCCACGCTTCTCATCATCGGCCTGCTGATCTGGCTCGGCCTTATGATGCACGCCATAGACAAGCGCGAACACTTAAACGCCGCGCAACTTCTCGGCAAAGAACCGATGCCTCCACATTCGTTTGCCATTAATAAAAATCCACAAACCCCTTGACAAGCTGAAATTTGCGATGTACACTTTTCGGCGTGAGCGTCGCTCTGCCTCTTATCCAAGCGGTCTACACCACCGGAGCAACCCTCTACGCAGTCCTGCATGACTCCATCGGCGGTAAAGTCTTCAACGCAACAAACAACGGATGGGAAGCATACAATCAAGCGCACTGGTCTCAATACGCCATCGCCCTGACGGAGCAGACCGGCAGCGGATACTACACCGCACAGCGGCCAGCGATCGCATCCGGCTATCTCACGACGGAATGCATATACCTTCAAGCCGGAGCCGGACCCGCATCGACGGACGCGCCGCCAATCCTGCTCGGCTACTCGGCAGGCCAAAACATCGCCGCCATCTCTGGGGATCCCACCAATGCGCCCACCAATCTGCAGGCAGTCCTCGCAAGCCAAACACAAGGCCAAATCGCAAGCGGAACGATCTCGAGCTCGAGTTTTCCCACCGGTCTCACCAACGCAAACGCCGGAGCCTATCAAGGCCGCGTCATCTACTTCGTCACCGGCGCCGCGGCGGGCATGGCCGGTCTCATCGCCAACTACGACCCGAGCAACGGCACCATCACGCTGTCCGGAAGCCTGGCGGTCGCTCCAGGCGACAACGACCAATTCATCATCGCCTAGCGACATGTTCGGAAACCTAAAGAAGCTATTCGGCATCGAGAAGCAGGAAGCCAAAGTGCGCGCCGAAGCGAAGGCCGACGCCGAATGGAAGCTCTTCGACATGAAGCTAAAAAAAGAGATCAACCGATCCTGCACCCCCTTCGCCGGCGTACGGCGCGAGCACAACCGGCATATCAACGCCATCGCCGCGGAGAGCCGGCGCAGGAACAGGAGATGATCTTGTGGGCATCCTTGGCCGCCCTATCACTGGTCTTAGCCTTGGCTTTGGTGGCCGGTCATTCGTATTTCCGCTAATGATACCCATCGAGTTTTCCCTTCAGGTAGCCGGCCTCGAGGAACCCGCGGGCTTCATCGTCACCCGAAACTTCCTGCAGGCCGCTAACGCCGGAATCCAATTCGTCGTTACCGTCCTAGACGAGAACCAGAACTCCCTAGACATCAGCGGCGCCACGTCCATCGTCTTGGCCTTCCAGAACCCAGACGGCACCCAGTTCACGCGCACCGCCCAGTATCTCAGCAACGGCATCGACGGCAATCTCTGCTACACCACCACGGCGACCGACTTCATCGAAGCCGGCCTCTGCTACGTCCAGGCGCAAGTGACCATCGGCGGCGCAATCCTGACCACGGCCTGGGGACAATTCGAAGTTAACGCAAATCTCTAGGAGGCCGTATGCCAGAACAGACCGAAGCAAAGAACGCCGCACCACCCGAACCGCAGACACGCCCATTCCACGAGGAGACAATCAAGGGCCAGGGCTTCTCGCAGTATGACCGAAAGACCGGCTGGATATGGGTCGGCATCCATGCCCCGTCGTTTACCTTCCGCAGCGCCTGGGCCTTTATCCGTAGCCAGGAGTTTATGTTCACCCAAGCCTTCGATGTTATCGACAACGAGCGCGCCGTCCGCGCGTCTCTGGCCCAGGCCGCCAACGGCAAGGGACCCGGCTTTATGGCCAACTTAGCGGAAAAGCTAAAGCGGCAACACTAAGCCGATGACCACCGTGGGCGATCTCAAAGCCGCCCCGTATAATCCAAGGCGGATCTCAAAAGAACAGCTCGCAGTCCTCGGGCGCGCCATGAAGGAGTACGGCGACCTCTCCGGCGTCGTCGTCAACACCACCACCGGCCATCTAGTCGGCGGCCATCAGCGCATCAAGCACCTCGAGCCCAACTGGAAGATCGAAAAGAGCGTAGTGACCGACCCGACCGGGACCATCTCCGGCGGTTGGATAGAAACCCCATGGGGCCGCATCTCTTATCGAGAGGTAAAATGGCCCGAGGCCAAAGAGAAGGCCGCCAACCTCGCTGCCAACAAGATGGGAGGCGACTTTGATCTCGGCGGCGTCTCGATCATCCTCAAAGAATTAGACGCCCTCAACTTTGACCTGGACCTTACGGGCTTTATGAAAGACGAGAGATTGTCTTTGATGGGACCGATTGATGGCCTTGCAGACCCTGACGATATTCCAGCTCCACCAAAAAAGGCGATAACGAAGATGGGCGATCTGTGGCTCTTGGGCGAGCATCGGCTGTTGTGCGGAGACAGCACGAAGGCTGAAGATTTTAAGAAGCTCATGGACGGCGCGCAGGCCGATCTTCTATTTGCCGATCCTCCTTATGGCGTGGACTACGGAGCAAAAAATCGCTTTCTTAATTCCTTCCAGCGGGCTGGAAGTAACCTGCAAGATATTAAGGGCGATACGATCAAAAAAGACGATCTCTACAAGATGCTCGTCGCCGCATTCTCTAACGCGCGAGAGTTTATGAAGGACACTGCCAGCTTTTACGTCACAGCGCCGCAAGGCGGGGAACTCAGTTTGATGATGATGATGATGATAGATGCGCAGTTACCGACGCGGCACGTTCTAAACTGGATTAAATCCTCGCCGACCTTTTCGCTCGGGCGCCTTGATTACGATTACCAGCACGAGCCGATTCTATATGGCTGGAAGAAGACTCATAAGTTTATCGGCGGCGGCCAGCATACGAAATCCATCTGGCCAATAGATAAACCGCGAGAGAGCAAGGAGCATCCGACCATGAAGCCGGTGTTGCTTATGATAAACGCCATTTTAAACAGTACTACCTCGGGCGCAGCAGTCCTAGACCATTTCGCCGGCTCGGGATCGACACTCATAGCCTGCGAGCAAACACGACGCCGCTGTTTCGCCATGGAGATAGAGCCGCTATACTGCGATGTGATCGTAAAGCGTTTCGAGAACTTCACCGGCCAGAAGGCCAAGAATGGCAGGTAAAAAGGGACGTAGCGGAGGCCAGAACAAGATAAACGTCACGTCCGAGATGCGCGCGCAGGTGCTTGCCATGGTAGGTTTCGGAATCCCTCAAGAGCAAATCGCCGTAGTGATGCACATATCGCCCCGATCTCTGCAAAACCGCTTCAAGCCGGAACTGGCCGAGGGAGGCATCAAAGCCAACTCCAAAATCATCGAGGGCCTATATAACCAGGCCATGAAAGGCAACATCAGCGCCCTCATATTCTGGGCCAAATGCAAATGCGGCTGGCGCGAGGTCAATGTCCACGAACATCAAGGGCCTGGCGGCGCACCAATACCTATCGCGCCTATCCTGCCGCCGATAAGCTTCGCCGGCTGGACCCCCGAGCAGATAGACCGCTTCATCGAGGCCACGAAGGTATGACCGGCGCCTTTTTAATAGCTCTCCTCGGCCTCTGCTCCCCTGCCTGGTGCGACGTCCCAAAAGAGCCCAAGACGCCGGTCACGCGCGTCATCGTCCCGGATCCGACCGCCTGGACCATCGACCAACGCATGGAGTTCAACCGCCAGGCGCGCATGGCCAGAGCCAGAATATGCGCCCAAAACAAGGACATCCTCGGCTGGGGAAAGGCCCTCTTCCCAGACAAGTTCACCGTCAAGTTCTGCGATGATCTTCACAACTACCTCATCGAAGTCCGAAACAACGACTTCACCAACACCGAAGCGCCCCGCGGCCACGCCAAGACAACGATCAAATGCTTTTTAATCCCCATCTTCCAGGCCCTCGAGGAGCCCAACACCTTCCGCTTCTATCTCAACGTTCAGGCGACTGACGACAAGGCCCTCGCCATCAACCGCGCCATCAAGATCGAGATCGAGGGCAACAGGGAGCTCCGCGACCTCTACGGCAGCCAGATAGGAGAGCGCTGGACCGACCAAGAGTTCGTGCTAAAGAACGGCGTCGTCTTCGCGGCCAGAAGCGCCGGCCAATCCATCAAGGGTATCAACTACCGCAACGTCCGGCCCGATTACATCCTAGTCGACGACCTCTACAACGAAGACGAC